GCTGTTGCTGCACCACCTGATGATTGATAAATGAGCGCGTACCGCGCTGTTGTAGAAACTGTTGTAAAAGAAGTGTCCGCAAAATCTGCAAACACTGTAGATGTAGAAGAACTACCTGTAACACCATTATTAGTTAATGTGTTACCTGCTGCAGTATAACCAGAACCTGATGCATTTGCTGCTTCGTTAGTTGTGTTGTAACCAGTTATTGCTGATGCAGAAACTGTTTTAGATGATGTGTAAAGAGCAAGTTTATATGTGTCACCACCTGATGCACTAAAATTATGGTTACCTTTTAGAAGGTGCTCTTTAAAAACATTACATATTACGTTTGCCATATTAACTCCTTAAGGTTGCGGCGACGGCATTGGTATTCTTACAATTCCGTCACTATATTCGTCTCGTCTTCTTCTACCCATCTGTTCTTGTCCTAGTGTCTGCATCTCGCTTTGATAAGATTGCGTGTACATGGCCATCATCTCTGGGTGTTTTAAAAACTTAAAAGCTTCTATAAGGCAGGCGTAAAGCAACAACTGTGGCGCATTTGTGCTGACCCATGTTGTCGTATTGCTTGAAGACAAACCTGTTGGTTGAGCATTATACTCAAGGTACATAGTATACGCTGCATTTGGCGTAGGTGCAAGGATCAATGAGTCCTCATCATAATTAGCATAATATTTAGGAATTCCTGTAGAGCTTGCATTTGGCCAATACTCTGTAAGAAATGAAGCCTCTTTCTTTTGTAGTATTACCTTCTCGTTATCTGTCAAACCACCTAAAGAACCAGATGAACTGTAAATTGCAACATATCTTACAAACTCAAAACTAGTTGGTACCACACCAGGCATGGTCACAAACTGTGTACCTGATGTTAATGTTGCTTGTGCGTTTTTCTTAAAAACATCTAGATCAAGTTCTCTAAAAATACGTAGTTCCGCATGTTCTATAAAATCGTTAGTAATCGTTGCAGTTAGAACATTAGTATCTGTTTCTGTGTAATCTAAAATCTGTTGTGTTAATTCTGCGTATGTTGTCATGGTGTTATTGTAACAGGTCCAGCGTAAGAACGGAACCCTCCTCCTCTTATATTTCCAGTTGTTGCAGTATCTGTAGCAACACTAAATGTGTAACTATTATCATCAACTTTAGTTATTGTATACCCGGCAGACCTATTTATGTTTGTGTTTGTAATTCCATCAAAACTAAGAACGTCATAAAAACGAACAGTGTCACTTGTTGATCTGCCATGACTCTCTTCCGTTACTGTAATTGTAGAAGAACTAGCAGACCCTGTTTTGAATGAATCTGTTTTTAATAAGTTAGGTGCTGCTGTTTCTGTTCTATCTGGTCTAGCGTCTTGCAATCCTTGTGCATCTGCTTTATGTGCGTTTGGTTCTATTTGCGGATGTTTTGCTTCAAACTCAGATATGTGTACAAAAGAACCATTCCATTCTTTTACCATTTCGTTGTATGGAAAAGCCATACCACTACGATCGGATATTGCTTTTGATTTTCTTCCTGATGCAAAATTAGGCATTTGGGTAATACGCTTTCGGTGTTATAAATGTACTGGTAGATGAACCGTCTTCTGTAAGTGCTCGGTTTAATTCATCTTCATACAACATTTTATTTTGTTGAACTAATTCAGGTTTATATTTTTGTGATAGGTAGTATGTTAGCCCAGACACCATGCACGGAACAAAACGATAAGGTACGTCAGTTGAGTTTGTATAATCACCTGCATCTTCAATTCTTTTTGCATAGTACAAATGTACTTCGGAACTTGCAGCGTCAGAATCAGGTGTTGGATATAAACTTACCGTTACCCTGTCAATAAAACGTTGTACATAATATTGAGTGGGCTGTCCTTTTTGTAATTTATTAGAAAGACCAGAATACGTTGAACGATCAATTTTTGTTAAAGCTGTATCGTTTTGAGTTGTTGCTGTTCTGTTGGTTCTAAAAGTTGCTTCTAAAACATCATCCATACCAAAAATAGTAGAATCTGTTTGCACTGTTGTAGCTTGCGCTCTGTTTGTATCAGCGGTGTCGTCTGCCTCACTTCTAAAGAAATGATACTCAGCTTGTCCTTCTACAAGATTAATGTTTGTTTCTTTTAGTTCCCAATAGTGCAACCCTCTGTTGCCCCATTCTTGGAACATTATATTTAAAGAACGTCTTGCAGATTTTATTCTGTATCCGTTAAGATCTTGGATACCTATTCGTTGATAAGCTTCTTCCATAACTTCATCAATGGCAAAAGTCCTATCGAACGTTGCTGTTCCTGAAGTAGTGTTTGGCATATGCTACTCCTTATTAATAAGTTTTAATCCACTCGCAAGTAACTGTTCCTGAATCGCCAGAAGTACATGCTGGAAACACCAACTTAACATCTCCTGTGACACCACTAGCTTCATTATTTTTAAGACCACCTATTGAGCTATAGTCTAAATGACCATCGCCTTCTAAGTTTAAAAAAGTTGCATCAGTGGTTGCATCCCAAACTAATCTAATTGCATCTACTTTTGCCGTCATAGAAACACTGTACCAAACTTTGTTTAGAGTAACTCTACTTGGTGCAGGACTTAATCCTGAAACATCAACTATAGTTGTAGTTCCGCCTGTGCTATCAGACACGTTATTATAATGAGTAATTAATTTTTTATCACCTTGAAAAAGTGTTTGCGTTAATACTACGTCCGCCATTTTATTTTTCTCCTACTAAAAGAATAGGGGGCATTACCCCCCTACTCAGAGTTTATTTTTTATCTTTCAACTATTGCTGTTACGTAATCAACAGTTAAAGTTTGAGCTGCTGCTTCACCGTTTTGAATACCAATTGATACAGTTAATTCTTCATCATCTGGTAAATTAGTGTTAGCAACTTTTACAGGCTCAGCATTATTAATTGAATAATAAACTGCTGATCTGTCTGGATCAATGTACCAAGCTACAGTTATAAAAGTGTCATCAGCTAATGTTGCAACATCTTCAGTTGTTGTTGCACTATTGTTTTTTTCTACTAAAAAGTCTAGTCCTGCATCTCCGTCATTAGAGATAAAGAAAATACCATCAGTAACATCAAGAGGTGATGTGTCTGTAATTTGAAGACCAATAACAATGTCTGATTGATCAACATCATTACACTTAAATCGAGCAGAAAAATAAGCTCTTTTGCTTGAGCTTAATTTAAAAGACTCTCCTTTAAGTTGTAAGAAGTCGTTGTCGTCATCTCCAGCAGCATTTGTAAGCAGTAAAGCTCCGCCAGCTGACGAAGTTACAGCTTCGGTTGCGCTACCTGTACCGGCCTCAGTTGTTGTAATTGTCCAATCATCAGCTTGATACGTAAAAAAGTCATTTGAATAACCATAAAACGTTTGATCCGATGCATATTGTTGGAACATTGGTTGATCTTTTAAGTGTTTCGTTGGAACTGTGTTTCCAGCGAAAGTAATCATACTTTGAAAGTGTGGGTTTGCCATAGTTTAATCCTCCTAGTTTTCAATGCAGTCTTCTAGGCAATCGAACCTGCGGTGTTCGCCCTACATTGAAGTTGTTTAACGCAGTGTGTCGAGTATACGCTTTTAAATGTAAATGTGCAAATAAAAAGGGGCCCGAAGGCCCCTTTAAATTAGTTCTTTGCGCCTAATTATTAAGCACCTGGTGAACCAAACATACCACGCCAGTCAGAAAAGCCGAAGCTGTATCTTTCTCTAGCTTTGTATCTCATGTTACCAGTGTCAAAGTCGCCTTCCATAGCAGTTTTAATAGCTGCTCTGTTAAACATCTTCATTCCGTTAGGAACATCTGTCTTAATGAAGAAAGCGTCTGTATCTGTTAGGAAGTTGTTTACCACGTATCCTTGTGGAAGCATTCCTTTAGAAGACAGAGCGTTTAAGTCATTGTCTGAAGTTCCAACTCTTGCTGGTGATTTTAAGATTCTTTCAGCTGTAAATTGTAGTTCTGAAGGGATAATTAGTTTCAATCCTCTTGCAGCAATTTTTAAGCCTCTTTCATCTTTAAATGCAGCAATGTCAATCATCGCTTGCTCAAGTGAAGTTTCACTTAAGTCAGCTGATGTTGATAGCTCATTCTTAAGGCTCCCTGCAGAAACTGTAGGGTGATCGGTAGCAAATAATTCTTTGCCATCTCCGCCTGGGAATGAACTATTGAAGCCATTGTTTAACACGTTGGCTGCTTTGATCTGCTTAGTATTAGCCATAGATCTTGCTAGTGCTTTTGTATAACGCTTAGCGATACTATCATATAAGTTGTCCTCAACTGCTTCCTCAGTAATTGCGAAAGCGAGAGCAACTGTCTCGTGTGTGTAACGAGAAGTGAAAGTTTCGTTTGCATTGTCAAAAGTCACCGCAGCTCCTTCAGCTTTTACGGCAGCATTTGCAAAACCAGATAGCATTACTTCTTCTTCAAAAGCTCTGTCAGAGTTTTCAATGTCAAAGATTTCTGCATGTTGGTTTTCGTAGTTTTTGTACTCAAGTCCAAATAATGCATTCAGACCTGGCTCTAGCTCTTTAGCTAGTTGTTGTCTTGATATAGCCATGATTTAAATCCTCCTGCTATTATTGGTTATCTTTATAAGCATGTTCATTCCAACTAACTACATAGTTGGCATTAACTGCTAATTCGTTGTTTGACGGGTCGCCAGTAAAACCTTCGACTCTTAATGGTTCTCCAGTACCTAGTGTGCTTACATCAAGCTCACTTCCTGAAATACCAGTGAAAGTTGATCCACTATGTGTATCAACAAATCTACCAGTTTTAGTTACGTCCGTTTGTGCAGCGGCTGTATCTGAATCACCCTGTATTAAAAATCTCATATACGGGTTATCAAATACAAATCCTCTTATTTTTCCCTGCGTAATATTCGTTTGTGAATAAAAGTTAGAGAATTTTGGTTTCCCTGTTGACGGGTCACTGTCAATCAAACATCCGTTAAAAACACCGACACTATCTGCGTTAGTTACTGCTTCGATTCTTACAATACCCTCTCCTGAGTTATTGTCGTCTGTTTCTACAGCATCTCCCTGAAAGATAGATACGTCTTCATTGTCTCTAATTAGATATTCAGTTGTCTGAAAATCAGTTCCACCAACAACGTTACCTATTGGTCTCATACCAAATGGGGCATCTACGTTTGCCATATTGTTTTCCTCCTTAAAGGTTGTTATTGTTAGCGGTGGATAGGAATTACTAAATAATTAGTTTTTCTTTGTACCACCAAAAGTTACACGAGTCTGCCTCTCTTGATTGATTGGCATACTTGGGTGCTGTTCCTTTAAGACATCGTTATCTAAAGCGTCATTTCGATCTTGAGTTACTTGTTTAAAGTAATCTTCACGAGACTTTGCGAGCTCTTCGGGTATCCTTGCCAGCACAAGGCCACCAACTCCGATTACTCCTGCGTATTTACCGTCATTGACTGTTGGATAATCATGTTCTGGATATTCATCAGCTCTTACAAGCTCCCATCCAGATCTGATTTTGCCTGACATGTTTTTTGTATCATCAAAACCCATGCTCTCGGCGCGTATCCATCTATGTCTATAACCGTCTGGCGCAGGCGGTGAATCCAGTGATGATGGAGGAGTCCAAACTTTAGGTCTTTCTTGTTTAACCCTAGTTTCACTCACGCGGGAAGTTTTTTTAGTTTTCTTTTCCATATGCTTATACCTCCTTCGCGGCTAATTGTTTCGCATACTCTTCGAGTGGCACACCTAATCTTTTAGAAATTGCTACCTGTGACGGTGTGAGTTTCACAGTTTTTCTGCGTCCTTTTGCGGCCGGACGTCGGGCACTTGCTACGTTCTGCGTTGGTGCAGAAGTTGTAGTTGACTCTACATTATCAAATTTGTGTGGGAATTCAAGTCTTATTCGCTTGTCAACCTCAGAATAATATTCATCTGATTGTGGGTCAAATCCTTCTTCTTCTACAAGCTTTTTGTGTATGTCAAATGCAGTGTAAGTCATTGCATTATCACTACCAAACCACGCATTTCTGCTCGCCCAAGCGTCTGCTCTAGGGTCTACAGCCGGCGGTGCAGCTTGTTTTGGAGTTTCTGTTGGAGCTTCTTGCTCTACATGTGTTTCTTGTATTTCTTTAATTTTAGCAAGTCTTGTTGAATCCATAGTCAACTGTGCAAGTTCTGTTTGCGCGGCAACCTGTGCTTCAATATCTCCATTGTTAATAGCGTTTGCTAATTTAGTTTTTACAGCATCAATGTTTGTAGTAACTCTTTTCTCAAACTCTTGTGTGTAAGATGAATCTAAAGTTTTATATTTGTTTCTTAGTTTTTCAGCTTCTTCTTTTTGAGTTTTTGCAAAAGTAATTGCTTCTTCTTTTTGCCTTTCAGCTTCACGCATTTTACGTGTCAGCTTCGCTATTCTTTTTTGTACACCTTCAGAATACTCACCAAGTTCGTCTTTTGGTTTTTCTTCAACTGGTGTTTCTTCTTTTGTTTCTTCAACAACTAATTCTTCAGCTGGTTTTTCTTCAACTGGTGTTGCTTCTAAATCAATTTCTGTTTCTTGTTCTTCGTTGTCTCCAACGTCTACTGTCTTTTCTTCGTCTTGCATAGTTAATCCTCCTATGATTACATTGCGTGCAAGATATCTTCAGGATCATCTATTGTCCCTAGTATCTCGTCATCGTTTAACATTCTTATCTCACCACCATCAATCTCCATTCGCGATCCTGCATATCGTGCAAAGATCACCCAATCTTTCTCCGCGCACCACGGACCTGTAGGATATTTATCTTCATCCTTGTAACAAAGATCACCCATCTTCAATACGTATCCAACTTGCGTTGCAACACGTGCGCGATCTAATGTTTCTTGTGCTATAATAATTCCGCCTTCGGTTTTTTCTTTAACCTTAAATGGCATAACAAGTATACGCCACCCAGTAGGGTTCGGTAACTTTTCTAAACTTGTGGATTGTGTTTCTTCTTTAGCTTGTTCAGCTTCTTCTTTATATTTATCTTCTAATGCGTGTGACTTTGTCATCATCTGGTTCTGGCTCCTTAGGGTTTAGCAGGTTAGAGAGTTCCTGTTTAATTTGATCCATCATGTGAATCTTACCGAGAATATAATTGTATTTCTCCATACTGTCAACACCGCCTGCAATAAGAACTTGTGCGTTGTTGTCTATACCTTCGTCTAATAATCTTTGTATTTTATATATTACGTTTATCGGGTCTGTAGCTTCTGACATATTTCTTTTTCTTATCTCCTAGTTTATGCCAAAACTCATCAAGAGGGTTGGCTTTTTGTTTACAGCATTCCCCCGAACGTGCTTTTTCGTCCGTGTGATCATCACACGTTTTATCTTCCCCCATGTAAGTCCCCCTTACTTTTTCTTGAAAATATCGGCTCCCTTGAGTCCGTATATACTAGCGACGACGCCTACAAATAGCGTCTGGTACCAAAAAGGCAGATTATTAAACTGCTCAAAAAACATGTGCAGTTTAGCTTGGATGTCTGGATCATCACTAAAGACACTCCATATCAATAAAATCACAGGCGCACTTACGAGGATGAGGACAAACTCGTCTTTCCATCCTTTGTCGTTTGATTGTCTAACTTGTGCTTGGTACTCCACTTCTCCTGAAGCCATTTTTTGT